TCAAAAGGCTTAGTCTTTCGTCGTCAAAAAACTTGTAAGCGTTTAGCTTATTTTGTAAATCGTTTATTAATTCTTTGTAATTCATAATTTTTTTATTTCTTCAATAACTTCTTCATAATATTCTGTTTGTTTTGAAATTTCTAATATTTCATTAATTAATATTATTGATGATTGTTTAGCTATATTCATAACTTCTTTTATAGTTAGTTTATGCCCTATTTCAATAAGAATAGCTAGTGAATTTATACTAATTAATTGTTTTGCTTTTTCTAATGGTGTCATATCTTAAAAATCAAAGTCTTTACCAAATGTACTATTTAAAACCGATATATTACCAGGCTCTTTGTTTAATTTCTCTTTACTCTCGTATTCAAGACCAAAGTAAATAACGCCCTCGATTTCTTCATAAAATCTATTCTTTTTCCAATCCCAGAATAGTTTGCACATTCCGAGCTTTGCCGAACCTTTTGGCTTAGCCTTTGCGATTATCACGTGTGTTTCATTTTCTTTGTAAGGTTGTCCATCTTTATCGTTAAAACCGAATGGAGGCCGCCATAAGATTATAAATGCCATAGCTTTACGAAAGAACGATTGACCACCTGCGGATTGTCTAGGGTGTGGTGGTGGATAATAAGTCACACCGTTTTCGGTTATTGGTTGCTGGTCTTGTGGATGCATGCATATAAAGATATGCTTTTCTTCTTTCTTTGCGTAACGTCTAAGCTTTCCGACTGCGTCTTCAATGTATAAGTCTTGACGACTGCCAAACTCTGCCATATTGTGTTTGATTTCGTTGTAAGGGTCAAACAAAATATTGTCAATCTTGATTCGATTTTCAGCTTCTAAGATTTTAACCTGACTTATAATGTCATCAAAGCTAAATGAATTTTCGTCGTTATCTACAATATAAAATTTATCACTTAAAAAAGCAATAGCGTTGTAAATCTCTGATTCGCTACAAGCGTTCACGTCACTTGCAAAGAATGGTTTTCTAATGTATTTACTTATAAGCTCTTTCGCTAAGTCTTTGTAGTCCCCCGTTTCTGGTGAAAATATAACGTGCTTTTCGTTGTGCTTAATTGAAAGGTTTAAAAGTATCTCAAGATTAAATTCTGTTTTACCAGAGTGTGGCGATGCAAGAATAAAAGTCATTGACCCTTTTTTCTTTGTGTATAAAGCATCTAAAGATTTAAAGCCAACGTATTGCCCTCGTTGTATTCCTGACTTATGAAATTCAAGTATTTCGTTTTCAAATTGGATTAAGTTTTTTATCATTGTCGTTTGTCGTTTGTCAAATGTAATCAATTTACTGGTATACTAAAATTATTCGTATTTATTTTATTTTCATCTCTAAACCAGACGCCCCTCATTTTTTGTTTCCAATTCAGAACTTTCTTACCATTGCTATCAACCCAGCCAGATTCATTGTAATATTTATAAGCATTCTTCGCTGCATCAGCTTTAAATCCATTTTCAAGAAAGTATTTAATAACTTCATCAATATCTGGCATATATATATTTACTTTACTTTTCTTTACTTTAGGAGTGTTACACTCGCGTTCTGAATGCGTTACATTTTCTGTAACTGCTTGTTTCTCACGCCATTGTGAAATTCTTTTCGCGTTTTTTTCTTTTTTTATCTGATACTTTTGTGCAAAGTTTAGCAATTGTTTGTTGAAAGTTTCACCATTATTTGAAGAAATCAAGTCTATTTCTTCCATAAAATCCCAGCACTTTTCAAGTCTTTTACCAACTTTGCATTGATGTTTTAAGACGTTGGTTTTAATAGGTTTTTCTTGTCGTGCCATTTTTTCAATCAAAGTATAGAACAATCCAAGACCTTCATATCCAAAGTTTATAAATAGCTCGGAGATTTTTTCATCTTCAAAACTTGCGGTATCATGTAGGAAGTATTTCATTTTAATAGTCGATTTTTTGAATTACAAATCTACTCAATTTTACTTGAGGTTTTCTCGTTGCGTTTAGCGTTTCTTTATTCAAGCTATAAAGATAAAATTTAACCGCTCCTTTAGTCTTGTTTAATATATCCGCGTAATAACTTACCGAGAAATCATTTGATAAGTTTGCTTTTATAAAGTCTTTGTCATCTTCCGATAATATACCTTTTGAAATAGGTCTGTCACGCGTTACGGTGCGCTGTACGCCGTTAATTATATCGACCATGAAGTCATGCCTGTATTTCATTCTTTTGTCGGTACGTAAGCTATAAAAGACTTTGTCAATCTGATAAATTATTGAGCTATGATTTTGTAATTTAAATTCTTTAGCAATTTGCACCATTGTCATTTTGTAATGATTGTACAAAAAGTATGAAACTAGCTGCCTTGCTTTTGTAACTTCACCAATACGTCTATTTGTGGTCGTTAATAATTGGTAAATATCGTTTGAACTAATCTTCTTAGATTCGTAAAGTTCTGAAGCGTAATAGCATAATTTTAAAGTGTCTTGATTCATGTTGTTAAATATTTTCAGTATCTATAAATAAATTTTTAATAGTCCCAGGATTGCAGTCGTTCAATTCACAATAATAAAATAAATCAATGATGCAATCATAAGTTAATTTTCTGAAATAATAATTTTCATGAAGTTCTTTATAAATACCATTGATACTATTTGGATATAATTCTTCTACCCTTTCAAGTTTATATTTAATATCTGACTCAAGGCATTCAAATAATGTTTTTTTGTTTTCGTTTGTCATGTCGGTTGTATAAAAAAAGGGAGGTTTTACGCTCCCTTGTTTGGTTTAAAATGCGTCCTCTTTCGTTACAGGCTTTAATTTTTTAGTTTTGCCTTGTTCGTCACTTGCAACTTCTTCCTGCTTTGGCGTGAAAGTATCGATTGCTTCCTTTACTAATACACTTTCTTCTAACTTGAGTGCGCCGAATGATTGAGCTTTTAAGGCTACCTGTACTAAAATGTTTAGTGCTTCGTTTTCTGTCATGGTTTAAAATGGTAAATCTGTTTTTGATTCTGTTAATTGTGTTTCCGTTGGGGCTACGTAATCATTCACGTAGATATTAAAATCTGGTTGCTTTTCTTCTTTCTTGTAGCCATTTGCCCACATCGAATATCGAGTTCCATTGATTGCAAAGTTAATAACTTCGCCTTTTGCAGTCTGTCGCTTCCATGCGCCAAAGCTGATTTTTTTTTCGTCTGCCATAGTTTTTAAAGGTATATAATTTATTTGTTAAATTCAAGCTTTTTATTATTTATTAATTCTTTGAAAGTCGTGTTAGTATGAAACATTGGATAAGATGACCAGATAGCTTTTAACTTATCTACATTATTGCAAACATTTGTTTCGGCAATCGCTATATTAAGTAAATTACTTAATTGAACGGCTTCACCAGCTGAAATCTTTACCGGCGCTTTATCTTGTGTATTTGTGGAATCACTGTCTTTATTATCATCTATTAAAAATAATCCATTTAAAGAATATTTACGAGCGTATGAGCCACACGCCCCAGAAATTTGTGAGGAATCCATACCTTTTTTATTTTCTTCTTCACGAGCATAAGCATCAACTGACAACTTGTCTACTCCATCGGTAATAACAGAAGTCGCTTTGATGTAATATCTATCTCCGATATTGACTAAATCATCTGTAATTGATAAGAACAAACCATGCTTTAATAGGTGTGGTTTAACGGCTTCTAGTATATCTTCACATGAGCGATAGTTATAATTACCAAAATTATTTCTTTGACCTTTAGGTGCTTTCAATTCGCTTTGAATTGTGACTAGCTTTTTAATTAGTTTTTCCATTTCTTATAAAATTACAAATTCTTTGTTTTCAAAATACCATTCTTCTGGTTCGTTAAACTCATTGATAAATTCAATCAATGAAAACTTAAAGTATCGCTTTAAAATAATACCTGTTTTTCCTGTCGTTTGCACGTCAATCCCTTGCGGGTTAGTTAATAATTTTACTTTGTAATCCATAGCATTAATTTTTTAAAAGTTGTTTGTTTATTTTGATTTAATTTAAAGATTATTTGTTCTTCATAAAGCCTAATATAATTAAGCTTTGATTTTTCTTGTGGTGTAAGTTCCATTTTAATATCCATATACAATTCTAAAACCTGAATATTTACATTCCCATAAATGATAGTGAGTTATACGACCATAATATTTAGATAATATTTCAGCACCTTTATTTATTATTTCAATAGAAGGATTTTGTTCTAAAGAATTATTTACAGTTGAATTGTAAAAACCTAATTTATATAATTTCTTTTTATCTGAAAAATCTAATTTAACTTTACCTTTATTAAAAATTAAATCTTGAATGTTTGTTGCTTTTTTAATTTGCATGATATTTTCTTTTTGTTGTTGAAACAAATATACAGTCATATTACAAAAGAATTGTCATAGAATTGTCATAAATAAAAAAAGGCAGTCAAATTAATGACCACCTTTAAACAAACAACA